GAGGTGATGATAATGTTAAAAGAAAACAAACATTGGAATCATTTACAGGTGTAAACCTTGACCCTAATTCACCAAACTTTATTTCAAAAGTAATTGGAGACCAAAGACAAACTGTAAGAACGGATGAAAATGGTAATCCATATTTACAATTAAGTGGTTCATATCCAAATAAATCAAGGTTTGTAACTGTTGAAGAAGTAAATTCAACAATAGATTATCTTGATGAAAATGGAGAGGTAAGAGTTCCTGCTAATTCTGCCTCATTACCTTCAGTTGGTAGTGGTTCATCTAATGGTGGATTTACTGGTGGTGCTGATGGACAATGTGGTTTTGATGCTTTAGGTAATATGAATGGTAGTCTAACTGGAGGTAAGGTTAATTTCTATGAATTTATAGATACACAAACACAAGGTTTAAAACCTCAAACACCTGATGAAGGACAAAATGCATATGTACAAGCATTAAACATACTTTCAAATCAAGATGAATATGATATTAACTTGATTTTAGCACCTGGCATCATTGATAGTGTTCATCCAATAGTATCTAAAAAAATCATAGATGTTTGTGAGGATAGAGCTGATTGTTTTGCAATTATCGATCCAGTTGTTTATGGTAAAAATGTATCTGATGCTACTGCAAGAGCTGAAGCGAGAGATTCAAACTTCGCAGCTATGTACTGGCCTTGGGTTAAAGTGCCTGATTCACTAATAGCTGGAACTCAAAGATGGGTACCGCCATCAGTTACATTGGGTGGTGTTTATGCATTTAATGACCAAGTAGCTCATCCGTGGTTTGCTCCTGCCGGATTGAATCGTGGTGGAATTGATGTCGCTGTACAAGCTGAAAGAAAACTAACTCAATCTGATAGAGATACATTGTATGATTCAAATGTTAATCCAATCGCTACATTTCCTGGACAAGGTGTAACGGTATTTGGACAAAAAACATTACAGAAGAAAGCAAGTGCATTGGATAGAATCAATGTAAGACGATTATTA